TACACCATACAATGTCTGCGAATGTATGGCCGGCATAACAATCAATGACAATGTACAGACATTGGAAAAACAGGAATGGATATCTGTCAATGATCCGGCATGTGGAGCAGGAGCAACTCTTGTAGCAGCGGCAAACATATTCCACAGAAAAAAGATAAATTATCAGACACGAGTTTTGTTCACCGCCAATGACATAGACAGGGTAGTTGCTCAGATGTGTTACATACAGCTTTCGCTTCTTGGATGCCCCGGCTGGGTGGCTGTTGCAAATACGATATCCAATCCGGTATGCGGAGATCCACTGATGCCGGTTGAAAAGCCGGGACAGGAATTCTGGTACACACCGTTTTATTTCAGGGGAGAATGGAACTGTAGACGGCAGATTCAGATATTTAAAGAAATGTGCGGTTCATGGATAACTCCGATTGAAGAACGCAACCCTGGGAAGATTACTTTTTATTTTGATTTCGAGAAAGGAGATTACAAATGTCAGAACAGTTAAAACAGGAACTTGAAGCTGATACTGACCGTTTAGAGGCGGAAACGGTTGCAGACAGTGAAACAATAGGGGAACAGGAAGAGAAACCGACAGAGGGCAAATTAGAGGCCCAGGAAGACGATGAATCAAAGGAAGAGGATACAGTTCCAATGGAAAAAGCCTCTCTTGCTGATATTGTTTCCGGGATTCCGGCTCCGACAAAAGAAGAAGTTGAAGCGGCAGAAGCTGAAAATGCAAAGCCGGTAAAGCAGAAAGCCAGAGAAAAACTGGAAGCAGAAAAGAAAAAAGCAACTCAGAAGAACTTTGCGGATCCGGTCATTACTTACCTGATGAAAAGATGCGAAGAGGATCAGGGACTTGCTGAAGATGTGATGCAGGAGGGAAAGACCTGGAACAAGTGCTTTAGCTATATTGTTGAACAGGCCAGAAAGCAGTCAAATGGCAGAAGTACAGCAGTTGAAGACCGGGTTGTGTATGAATGGGCTGAGGATTATTACCACAAATATGAAAAACCGGAAACTGCCAAAAAGGAAAAAGGCAAAAAGCCTGCGACAACAAAGAAGACCGAAGAGCCAACTGAAAAGACAACCGAAAAAGTCAATCCATCAACTGAAAAGAGACCGGAAAATGAGACAAAATTACAAGAACCAAAAGGTAATACTCAGGTTTCTGAAAAGCCAGTGAAAAAAGATGCTGCTTCCAAGCAGCGGAAAACTGAAAAACCCAGTACAAAAAGCAGAGGCTTGAGCGGCCAGATGTCATTGTTTGATCTTCTGTAGGAGGCTGTCGCATGGAAAAGAGAAAATTAGCAAAGATTCCGAGTGAGGAAGCCTCTGACGAAATGGTTAGATTTTCAGACAGAGCAACAGGCACTCACATCATTACGACCAGAGAGATAGAAAAAGATCTTCTGATGCTGAACTTCTACCCGATAAAGGGCCTGAAAAAAGGAAAAAAGGAAGCTCAGATACGAACATTTTTCTCAAAGAACGATTACATAACTCAAGACCTGACCACTGAAAAGGTGAAATGGTTGACCGCAGCTTTTGACCGGATGGATTGTATTAGCCTGTATAAATATCATTGGGATAGAGAGACAGGAAACAGATATACCCCAAACATGTTCTTCTGGACGGATTAAGATATCGACAGAATGCGTAAATTCTTCAAGGAATGGAGTACAGAAAAAGATGATAAAGACTGGACAGCGGTGACACGTTTTCAGGATATGGTTAAACAGCGGCGGCTAGATGAAAAACATGCAAAGGAGACGAACCCTATTGATGCAGTCATGGAAACAGTCAAAGAAATTCCGGAAGATTTCAAGAAATGGGTGTCAGAAAAGGCGATGTCATTTAGCCGATACCTTATCTATTCTGCGAGATCGAAGAATGAAGCTCTTGCGCACTGCACATATTGCAATGGAACCACACTGATAGACAGAACGAAAATCCGACTGAGAAATAATGAAAAAGGGATATGTCCTCTTTGCGGGAGCCCGGTCACTATCAAGGCCAGAGGCAGGATGCCGATGCATATATGGGACGAAAGGATAGTTTCATTCATTGAGCCAAGAGAAGAGGGATTTCTGTGGCGGTATTTTACGGCACATAGAGAAGTAAAGCCGGATGGAAAGACAAATGATGGATTATTCGAGATTGTAAGGACATTTTACAAATTTGCACCGAACGGAACGCCATGCACCAGCAGTTATGAATACAGAGAGTATAAACAGACTGGTATTGTACGGTGGTGCACAGATGAAGGATACAGAGCAAGTTCATACTGCACCTTATATCCCGGAAACCTGCCGGAAGCATGGAAAGATACTCCGATGAAATACTCGGCGCTGGAAATTTTGGCGGAGAATAGACCGAGTGAACAGATACATTATGCAAAGGCAATCAACAGATACAGGGGGTTTCCGCAGCTTGAATGGTTTATAAAAATGGGGCTGTATAAACTGGCCGCACATCTGATCAATGAGTTTCACGATGGTGCCTTTGGATATGAAAGCCGGAATGGAATTAGGGGACTGAGAAAAAGTGGAAAAACAATATTTGAAATTCTTGGTCTTACGAAGGAAAACACGCGAATACTGCAGTCTATTGATGGAAACATTGATGAACTGAGATTATTGCAGGAAGCTCAAAGCTCTGGTTACAACCTAAAAGCGGAAGAACTGGAACGGTTCTATAAACTTTTCGGATGCAACACAACGCTGATCCGGAAGGAGAACAGGAAATCGACCATCCATAAGATCTGCAGATATATTGAACGCGAAGGTGCTGATTATCGCGTGGGAGAGAGCGGACAATGTTGGCGATATTCCTATATGCAGCGTAAAGAAAGACCGGATATCAGAGAAGAACGTCTGCAGAATTGCGCTAAGGACTGGCTTGATTATTTGAACTGGTGCAAAGAACTGAAATATGATCTCAACAATATGTTCTTCTATTTTCCGAAGAATTTCAAGAAAGTACATGATCGGACAGCTGCGGAATATCAAGCATTGCAGGATAAAAAGGCAGCGGAAAAGAAACGCCGGGAAGATGAACGGATAAAGCGGGAAGCCGAGGTCATGAAAAAACTTCTGGAGGAAATGCTCAAAGAGAATGCCGGCATAGACAACGCTTTCTTGATAAAAGGAAAAGGATTGATATTGAGAGTGCCAAGAGATACACAGGAAATCAAGAATGAAGGAGCTGCCCTTCACCATTGTGTTGGAACTTACGTTGACCGAGTGGCCAAAGGGCAGACACACATCTTCTTTGTGCGCAGAGTGGAAGAACCTGATACACCATATTTCACAATGGAATATAACAATGGTCGCGTGATCCAGTGCAGGGGAAATCACAACTGTGGGATGCCGGCATCGGTAAAAGCTTTTGTAGCTGCATTTGAGAAACTGATGAAAGAACGAGAAGAAAAGATGGAAAGGAAGTGCGGATAATGGCGAAGCAGAGCATCAGAAGTATTCGAAAAGGAAGCGTTCAGTGGAACGAAGAAGACCGATTGCAGATGGTTTCCATGCTGGCAAAAGCAGGATATGCAGTCCAGATTGTCAGAAAAGAAGTTCCCGGAGGCGAAAACAGAAAATCAGCTCAGTACGAATACGTGATCGAGTATGGAGAGAAGGTGGAGTGATGAAATTCATAGCACGAAAACCAGTTGTAAGAACGGAAGTTTACCGGAAATACGGATTCACATATGTGGAGCATAAGCCTTGTTATTGTCCTAGATGTAATCATGTGTTGAATGCGGGGCCGAACTTTCAACCGAAATATTGTAGCGAGTGTGGGCAGAAGATTGACTTCTCAGGAGTGAAGTGGGAAGAAGAAAAAATCCTTGAATATGCAGGAAGGAGGCTGGCCAATGAATAAGAGCGGTATCGAATGGTGTGATCATACATGGAATCCAATTACCGGTTGTCGGCATGGCTGTTCTTACTGCTACGCTGATAAGATGTCGCTCCGTTTTTGCGGAAACATAAAAAGAAATATGCTCCAGACAGGGCAATATCGAATAGAGGGAGATCTGTTCGTCCTGGATGAACCGTTCATGAATGAGG